CGGCGACGGGCAGCGACGATTAAGCGCCAGGCGTCCCCCTCGGCCATGACTTGCCACCGAGGGGGGCGCCCAGACTTTCCACAGAAGGGAGCGCGATGGTTGCCAACCTTTACACGTTCGGATGTACCCTTGGCCGCGTCGTAGACGGGGACACGATTGACTTGGATGTGGATTTAGGATTCAGGGTCTCAGTACGCATCAGGGTTCGGCTGATACATTCGGATGGTGGGTATTTCGATGCCCCGGAGGTACGAGGCCCCGACAGGGCAGAGGGGAACCTGTGGCGAGCTGCCGCGGTGTCCTGGTTTGCACAATCCCAAAAGGTTTACCCAATTTACGTCACCACAACGAAGCGAGGTCGCGGCAAGTTTGGCCGGTGGCTCGGTTCGATTTTCTCAGTAATCGCCGGCGACGTCGGCGATGGGGTTCGCCGGGAATACCTCACAGATTACCTACAGAGTGGCGTCTGGCGAGTCAGCGAAGCCACCATCGAGAGGGAGGATGATGAATGAGTTGGCATTGTTCGCTGGCGTTGGTGGAGGCGTTCTCGGCTTGCGGCCTGGTCTGGTTGGCAGTCGAGTGGATGATGGGAAAATGAAACAGAACACAAAACGCCCCCACAGGTACAAGCCGGTGGCTGTTCCTGAATCACTCGCGAGCTGTATAGAGGCACGGCTATCCCAGCATGATGCTCAAGCCCAGGCGGTCAACGCCTACATCCAGGGTATAGCCGACACGCTGGATGTTCCTCCTGGGTGGAAATTTGACAGGGCCGGGCTGGAGTTCCGGCCACCAGAACCCCCAGCAAAGGGTGATGCCTGACAGAGATGAATGGGGGGGCTCGCTTCGGGAATGCTCCAGCTGCGGGGAACACCTGCCGCCGGCAGCATTCCACTGGAAGGGGCGCGGAAGAAAACGGAACACGCGATGTGCGGGCTGCATCGCTGATTACTACAAAGTCTATTACAGGAAAAACCGGGCGGCAGTCCTGGCAAGGCAGAGGGCGAGCTATTCCCGCAGGGGTCGAACAGCAACATCGCAGAGCAGGGAATACCAGCGAGCTCGAAGGCAATCCGTGCGGGGGCGAGCCACTGAGTTGCTATCGAGTGCTCGCAAGCGGGCAAGACGGAAGGGGGTCCAGATCACGCTGACGCGGGCCTGGATCGAGGACCGCCTGGCCACCGGTGTCTGCCAGGAAACGGGGATGGCGCTGGAGTTGTCGCGGCATCCAGAGGGAGGGCGGCACCCCCGGGCGCCATCAATAGACAGAAATGACCGCCACGGCGGCTACACACCGGAGAATTGCAGGCTAGTAATCTGGGGCTGGAATAATGCTCGAGGAACATACGGCACGGCCTTCCTCCTCGAAATGGTGGACAGATTCCGAGGAGAAAGGCGTGGCCGATGTGAGGTGTCGGTCAGGCCGGCGGCCTACCGGGTCCGCGATGATTCTTCCGGTAGCGCTTGAGGTCGCCGCCGGTGAGCAACCAGCGCCCGCCGACCCGGAGGCCCATGACCCCATTAGCGCACATGTGCCGGATATACCTATCAGTGACCCCGAGTTGATCGGCGGCCTCCCTGGTGGTCATCAGTTTCATCGCCCCCCCTTCCCTGCGAACGCGATATCCGCCATCCGCCTCCAGACCCCGCGGGCGGCAACCCAGACCGCGACAAGCACCACAAAAACCACACCCCACCACGGCACATCGTCGAGTTGATCCCAATCCTTCTCATCGTCGTCGTAAATCATTCACCCTATGAGATGTTGAACAACATCATCGATGTCTTCTTCTCTCAGTTCGATATCTTCATCGATGATTCCTTCTGCTGTGGAGACGTTTCCTGCCTGAGCGAACATGATAGCGACGGCTTCTGGCAGGTAGGCTTTCATGATCCGTTTTTTCTGACCTGCATACCATGCGGCTGGCTGGCCTGGCGTCTCGATGTAAACCCGGAGACGAGCACCACCGAGGTCTTCACCATCAGCGTCTGGGAATTCAAAATAGATGGTATTCGATTTCCCAGACCCCATGTAGATGCGGTGCTTTCTGAGTTGCTCACCCCAAGGCTTCCCGCGCACCAGTCCTGCCAGCTGTGCTAGATTCTGACTTGCCATGACATTGTCCTTTCGTTCTGCATTCTCGCCGGGGAGGACCGCCCTCCCCGGTTTGGTTTCGGTTCAGGAGTTGATGTTGATTACCGGGGCCATGCTGAACTGTCCGAGAGGGAAGAAGAACTGACTTCCGGTCAACGGGCAGAAGTGAACTCTTCTGCGAGTAGCAGGACGACCCTGGCAAGGAGCAATGACCACCGAGGTCGGCGTGACTCTCGTCACCGTGACGACGAACTGTCCGCTCGGGCCGCTCGAAAGGCTTCCGTTGTAGTTTCCGGGTTGGAAGTTGTGGTTCTGAGTCATTTTCGTTCCTTGCATCGGTTGGCAGTTTTATTCGTGCCCCGAAATGACCTCCCATGTGATTGCCTGGGGTTCGACTCCTGGATCGTACTGGGCGTTGTAATTCGCGTGATGGTTCTCCGCGAGATCTTCGAGGAAGTTGCATCCCTGCCCCCGAGAAAACACCGCGTCGGCGTTGTCGAGGTTGATCTCGAAGCGCCCATCAACCTTCGGCGGGCAAGTGTGAACGGCGCAGGCGTGATCGGTGAAGGTGAGCGCGACCACATTATCATCCTTGTCGACCGTTACGATCTGACACTTGCCTCGCATATCGATCCCATACTGGATTAGCGTGTTGAGCAAGACTCCTGTCGAGTTGCTCATCCCCTTTGTCTCATTCATCTGCGTTCCTTCCGGCGCACTTCCCGGCGCGCGTTCGAGTTGTGGGGAGGAGCAACCCGCTCCCCCCCGGTTCGGCTGTTACTAGTACGCCCTCGGCATTTCGATGCTCTCGATGATGTTCTCGTCGTCGGTGTTGGCGATCATGCTGAACAGCACCTTCAGGCCAGCGCCCCGGCTCAACCTTGTGCAGCAGTCCAGAGTGCAATCGAGATTCTTCTCGCCGTTGATGATCGGGGGGTTCTCGTACATCAGAACATCATCCTCGGTGATCCACAGCGTCGTTTTCTTCCAGGGCTGCCCGAAGCACCGCGTCCGCTTGAAGTTGATCTGCGTGGTGCCGCCTTCGACCTCTTGCGCGCCGAGCATCATCTTGATGAGGGCCGTCGTTGCTTCGCTCATGGTTCCGTTCCTTCCTCGGCGCTTCCCTGCGCCGTTCGAGTTGTGGGAGGGAGCAACGCGCCCCCCTTTCATGCTTCGTTCCTTTCGTTCCTTGTTGTTGCCGGGGAGGACGTCCTCCCCGGCTTGGTTTCGGAGGTTAGCCGTTGTTCGTCCCGTAACAACCGAGCCTGATGTACTTGATCTTTCCGGCTTTGAGGAGTTCTCCGTGTTCCCATCCGGTGATCCGCATCGCTTCTTTGCCGTAACGGTCTTCGTTGTCCAGACCGTAACAGATAACCGCCGTTCCGAGTTTCGTTCCCATGTGGCGATCCGACACCCAGCGTATGTGAACTCTTTTTTCTTTCAGGAGGTTTTCGATTCGCTTCGCTCGTCCGGCGTTCGACATCGTTCCTTCTTTCGTTTTCCTTTGCTGACCCCCGTGGCTAGCAACTTAATACTACCGAAGTCGGAACAGTTCCGCAAGTGGAAACATTGAATTTATCTGGAATTGTGCCCCTGTGGGCTTTCACTACCGGCGGCGCTGGCCAGCGCCCTCACAGATCGGCATTCCTGTGGCGTTTGTGGGGGGTATTCGGTAAATTCACACCTAACGCCGCTCGATACCCCAGGAGGGTGATTCCCCACCCCCTGCAACCGGAGGCCCTCAGAATCGCCACCAGGCCCTCGAAAAACCAAACATCCACCAAGCTGAAGCCGTGGTCAAAACTCGAGGCGCTGGCGTGGACCCCACCGGAGGATATCACCGTCAGCGGTTGGGCCGATTCTCACCGCGTCCTTCACGCGCTAACCAGCGCGGAGGCGGGCCAGTGGTCAACCGACCGCACCCCCTATCTCAAGGGCATCCTCAATGCGTTTTCCAATCCTCAGGTTGAGCAAATTACACTGTGCAGTAGTACCCAAATTGGAAAAACTGAGTGCCTCCTAAACTGCCTGGGGTACGCAATTGACCAGGATCCTGGCCCAGCGTTAATGGTCATGCCACGGGAGGAAGATTGCATATCGATGTCTACCCGCAGGGTTAGACCAATGATCGAGAGCTGTGAGCGGTTAAAGCGCCACTTGAGTGAGAAAAAATCAGACAACCGGCAAAAGGATATCAGGTTTGTAAGTTCGATGCTGTACTTCGCCGGCGCCAACTCCCCGGCAGACCTGGCGTCACGTCCCATTCGCTACCTTTTCGCTGATGAGGTTGACAAATACCCGGCATTTTCTGGGCGCGAGGCTGACCCGGTGGCGCTGGCGATTGAAAGAACGCGGACATTCTGGAATCGGAAGATAGTCCTAACCAGCACCCCGACCACCAGAGATGGATACATCTGGCGGGAGTTCGAGAAGTCTGACCAGTGCCTCTACTACGTACCCTGCCCGCGTTGCCAGGAATTCCAAGCTCTCGAGTTCAGGGCGATCCACTGGCCTGAAGATGAGCGAGACCCCGCACGCATCCGCGACCACAGGCTTGCGGTCTATAGGTGTATCGAGTGCGGGTCAGAAATAGCGGACAACGAAAAGCCGCGGATGTTGCGGGCCGGCGTCTGGGTTCCAGAGGGGAAGAAAATCGGACGCGATGGAACAGTTCGCGGAATTGAGCCGGTCAGCCATCGAGGGTTCAGAATCAACTGCATGTACTCACCCTGGATCAATTGGTCGGACGTTGCCGCCAAGTTCCTCGAGGCTAAAGACAACGTCCCGCTACTTCTCAATTTCGTGAATAGCTGGCTCGGCTACGTCTGGGAAGAACAGGCAGAAAAAATAGACCCGGAGGCGTTGGCAGCTCGAGCAGACAGCTACGAACGGGGGACGGTGCCCGATGGGGCTGTGGTCCTGACCGCCGGCGTCGATGTCCAGGCAGAAAGTTTCTACTACGTCATCCGCGCTTGGGGTTACGGTGAGCGCTCATGGTTAATCGAGGCCGGACAGATAGAGACCTGGGAGGGCCTCATCAGGCACGTCTTCCAGGGGGATTTCCCCGGCGCTAGCGGCGGGCAACACCGAGTCAGATTGACCTGCATCGATTCGGGTTACCGGACAGATGAGGTTTACCGGGTTTGCCGTGAATGGTTAGAATTAGCTCGACCAGTAAAAGGCCAGCAACGGATGGCCGGCGTCCCGATCAGGGCGGTTAAAATTGACCGGGATTTCGGCGGGGCGCCCATCCGCGGTTCTGTCCGCCTCTGGCACGTGGACACCTCGCATTTTAAGGACAAGTTGGTCAGGTTACAGGGCACACCAGATGACCAACCTGGCGCCTGGCGCCTCCACCGCGATCCGGGGGAGGATTACCTACGCCAAGTCACTGCCGAGCATAAGATTTTGAAACGCAACAAACAGACCGGCCTTACCAAGTCGGAATGGGTTCCGAAACCAGGAGGCGGCCCGAACCACTGGCTGGACTGCGAGGTCTACGCCACCGCCGCCGCGGACATGCTCGCTGTGTACACACTCAAAGATGGGACGCAGGGCGACGAACAGCAGCCCAGGCGCCCGGCAGACGGGGCATCCATTATCCGAGATGACCAGCATCGCCAGCGGGCGGGTGGCTGGGTCACCGGCGGGGGCGACGGGCAGCGCCGAGGCTGGATCAAATGAGCTGGCTTGGCAACCATCGCAACGATCCCGACCGCCGCCCTGTGGTTCAGTTCGTCCCGATAATCTGCCCGGACTGTAGGACCAGGAATTATGACCACCAGGGCACCCGGGGGAGAATCCGTTACCATCGATGCAGGGATTGCAGCCTACGGTTCATGTCGGTTGAACAAATTCCCGAACCGGGACCAGAGGGCTAGTAATTACATCCCTCCAAGCGGTCAGATAGACGCATGGCCACAGCAATCGCCACGAGAATCCAACAGATCGACGACGCCATCGATGCCATAATCACCGGCGGCGCTGTCCGCGAGTATGAGATAAACGGCAGATCAGTTGCCCGCTACACCTTCAGCGAGTTGATAACGCTGAGGAAAGACCTGCTGAAACAGCAGGCCGCATCCCACGGAGGGATGCGAAACTTCACCGACTTCGAGACGCCGTCTGGCGGAACCACGACACCCTTGTGAATTTAACCAAAACACTGCAAACAATGATCGATGGGGCGATTGGCCTGGTATCGCCGACGCGAGGGCTGCGCCGGCAGCTGGCCCGCGATGCGGCGGCGGCAGCGGACAAGTTCTCGTCATACACAGGCGCTACATACAATCGCCCGCGGTCCAATTGGACCGTGTCCCCGGGTAGTGCCGATGCGGACTTGCTCCCGGAACTCGACACACTGAGAGAGCGATCTCGAGACCTAATCAGAAACGACCCCCACGCTGCGAGCATCGCCCAGTCCTTTGTCGATAACGTAGTCGGGAACGGCATCAGACCGCAGAGCCTGGCCAGCGCCGATGAAATGGGCGTCAGCCAAGACCAGGCGGCAGATATCCGTGGGGCCTGCGAGTTAGCCTGGAGCCGCTGGGCAGAGAAATGCGACTCGACTGGCCACGATGACATCTACGGCATACAGGCGCTGGTCGCTCGGCAACTCCTCACAAATGGCGAGGTGTTTGTCATCCCCACGATGGTCGAAGATGTCGGCAGACCCTACGCCTTGGCGCTCGAGGTCATCGAAGCCGACCGCTGCGAAAGCCAGAACGGCGCCGACAACCCGAACGGTCGGGCGAACCTCCGGGCCGGCATCGAGCTTGGACGCCGGGGCCAGCCGTTAGCCTACTGGATACGGGTATCGCATCCTGGCGATGGCATTTACGAACGCAGGACCAAGAGGAAATGGCGACGTTACGCGGCGAAATCGCCAACAGGCCGCCCGAACATTTTGCATCTAATGAATAAGATGCGGCCTGGGCAGACACGCGGCGTTCCGCCGTTATCGCCGGCGTTAACCGCGTTCCGCGACCTTGGATCATTCATGGAGGCCACCCTGATCAGGGAGCGAGTATCTGCCTGTTTTAGCATGATTGTAACCAAGGATGACCCGTACTCGGCGGCGATCTCCAGGGCAGACACAACCCGGAACAGCCAGAGAATTAACGAGATCGAACCTGGGATGGTCGAGTACTTGAACCCGGGAGAATCGGTCCAGTTCGGAAATCCGACAACGACAGGCGCCACCTTCGATCCGTTCGTCGAGAGGAACCTGCGAGCGATAGGCGCAAGCATCGGCCTCCCGCTCGAGTTGGTAACCAACGACTTCAGCAAAACAAATTACTCATCGGCCCGGGCGGCCCTCCTTGAAGCCCGCCGGATGTTTGGCCGGCACCAGCGCTACCTGTCCACGCGATTTCTCCAGCCGATATACGAGATGCTAATCGAGGAGGCATACCTGCGCGGGGAAATCCCCATCGCAGACTTCGACCGCCTGGAATTCCAGCTGACGCGGGCCCGGTGGGTTCCACCTGGCTGGTCCTGGGTGGACCCGTTGAAAGAGGTACAGGCCAGCGCCGCGGCCATCGAGCTTGGCGTATCAACGCTGGCAGAAGAGGCGGCAGCTCGGGGGTTCGGAGATTGGGAAGAGCTACTGAAACAACGAGCGATGGAACGTCGCCGGCAAGCAGAAATAGAAAAGGCGATGGGTTTAGCACCAGCCAACCCAGAAGAGGAGGCAGCTAGTGGAGAACAATAAATCGGAAATCGACATCCCGACAGCAGCGCTTAGGCTAACCGCCGGCGAGGGTGACGCCTTCAGATTCGAGCTGGCAGATGACAAGGACCGGCCCAGATTCCGGATGGTGGCGATGTCAGGTGGAGTTATACCCAACCATTTCTACTGGAAGAATTTCGCCATCGACCTCGATGGGTTGCGCCTTGGCCGGCAGCGAAAGCCGGCACTGAGAGACCACGACCCCCAGCAGATTGTCGGCTATACCGACAGCATCACGAAGACCCCCGAGGGGATCGTTGCTGAAGGCGTGTTCACAGAGACAACGGAGGCTGGCCGAGAAGTCCTGGCGATGGCTCGCGATGGATTTCCGTGGCAGGCCAGTGTCTACGTTCCTCCAGAAAGCATAGAGAAGGTACCGGCTGATGCCACAGCAGAGGTAAATGGCAGAACGCTGGAGGGGCCTGGCCACATTTTCAGAAAATCATGGCTCAGAGAGGTGACATTTACCGCCCTGGGCGCTGACGAAGCCACCGACGCGGTGGCATTGCATGAGGATAAGTCCACGGTATCGGCGCAGGTCTTCACCGTGGCTAGCATCGAGGAGGAGCCGATGTCCGAATTCGTCGAGCCTTCCGAGCTTGCGGATGATGCTGCCATTGAGCAGGTCGCCAGCGAGGTCGAGGCCGTTAATGATTCAACCGAAGCCGTCACAGGGGAGAGGAACCGCATCACCGCGATCCTCAGCGCCTCGCTGACCGGCCAGGAAGAACTGACCACCCAGCTGATCGAGTCCGGCGCAACTCTCGAGGAGGCCCAGAAGGCCCTCCTGTCTGATGTTAAAGGCCGAATGGCTGACCGTCTCTCTGGCCTGATTGCTTCGGCGCCAACCCCTGCGGGCTCAGAAGTTGAAGTTGAGGAGGCGCCGGCGAGCCCAGAGGAGACCTGGGAATCGGAATTCAACGCCAGCCCAGACCTCCGCTCCGAGTTTGGGGAGTCGAAGTTCTACATCGCCTACATGCGCGGAGTTGATAACGGCTCGATCAGACCCACGAACGGAGGAATTTGATGGCGGTACTCACAAAGGACACTGCCCGCACATACGAGGCGGGCGTCGAGCCGATCATAAACGACATCACGGCTGCGGCTTCGACCACAGTATTCGAGGGGGCCTGCTTGGAGGCAGAGTCTGGAGAGGTCAGCGGATACGATGGAACAGGGGCAACCGGCTTTGCCGGCTTCGCCTTGCGCGGGATCGTCTCGACCGCCACCGGCGGTGAAACAGTGAGAACGGTTTCACGCGGGGTTGTCGAGTTGGCTGTTGTGGGCGCTGGTGCAACAAGCGTCGGGGAGATCGTACTAGCTGCGACCGACGATAATACATTCACGCTGACGACAGGCTCGAACATGCCCATCGGCAAGGTTCTACGCCACGTCACAGGTACAACCTGCATGGTCTACTTCGAGGCCGATGCACTGGCGAGCCGCTAAGGCTGAAAGGAAACACTAATGGCAGACTTCACCGGCGGCGCCTCTGGTCTTGGCTCGCGAGCCATCATCGGACGGCTAGCCACAGCCCTCGAGGAACAATCACCTCCTGGCTGGGTCGATCAAATAGGCATGCGCGTCAGTAGCAATCAGGCATCTGAGGAGTACAAGTGGCTCGGTATGACAAGCCCGCTCAGGGAGTGGCTTGGAGGCCGGAACGCAAAGGGCTTCCGCGAGAACGGCATCACGATTAAAAATCGCCGCTTTGAGAGCACACTGGAAGTGCTGACCGAGGAGATTAGACGAGACAAGACCGGCCAGGTCCAACTAAGGATTGCAGAGCTGGCGGTCAGAGCATCGCAACACTGGACCAAACTCTTGACCGACCTGATAATCACACCAGGCAACGCATACGATGGCTCTGCGTTTTTCGCCACAGCTCACAACGAAGGTGATAGCGGAGACCAGGACAACGCACTAGTCCCGGCGATGGCTGGCGCGACCCCGACAGCCGCGGAAATGGAAACCGCTGTCATCGCGGCGATAGAGCAGGCCCTCGGATACAAAGACGATCAGGGCGAGCCGATGAACACAGAGGCACGCTCATTCATCTGCATGGTCCCGGCTGCCCTCTTCTCTGTTACAGCTGCCGCCCTCACCAATTCGGTGATTGTCGATGGCTCAACCTCCCGCACGAATACGCTTGTGAACCTTGCGGGATACAATGTGTCATTCGTGGTTAATCCGCGCTTGGCCTCTGGGGTTGTGTTTTACCTCTTCAGGGCAGACTCCCCGAGCAAGGCATTCATCTTGCAAGAGGAGACGGCGCCCCAGATCACAGCCCTTGCAGAGGGTAGTGATTTAGAATTCAATAGTGACATGCACCAGTATGGAGTGAAGGTTAGCCGGAACGTCGGCACCGCATACTGGCAGTATGCGATCAAGAACACACTAACCTAGAGGGGGGGGGG